ACTTGTGAATCAACGTATGCTTTAATAGATTCTGAAGTTGATATAGTTGTTGCACTAGCACCGGACATAGTGTCTGAATCTAGTACTGCTGTACCACTTACACCAGTATTCAATACTGGAGAAGTTAATGTTTTATTTGTTAATGTTTGACTGCCTGTTAAAGTTGCAACTGTTGAATCTATGCTAAGTGTAATGTCACCTGATGATGCTCCGCCACTTAAACCTGCACCGCTAAGAACACCTGTTACATCTCCTGACTGGTCTGCATCAATTGTAAATGTGCCTGCACCGTCATCGTAAGTTACTGTGATATTAGAACCACCTTGTATTAATACAGCCGTTCTATCATCTACTGCTTCTGCAAAATCTGTAATTTGTGAAGCCGGAATTGCAATTTGTGTTGTTGTTGCACCAGTTATTCTACCTTGTTGGTCAACTACAACTGTTGATACTCCAGTAGCACTTCCGTATGTTCCTGGAGTTACTGCTGTATTGTCTAATGCAACTGTTAATGTATTTGTTGCACCTGTTGTGGTAATTGCATTACCACCTGCAATAGTAAGTGTTTCACTGTCTAAGTCTATGCTTAATGCACCGCCACCGTCTCCCTGGAAGTCCAAGTCTGAAGCAGTTAATTGTGCATCGACGTATGCTTTAATTGATTCAGCGGATGGTATGTTAGTAGCAGTAGCACCAGACATAGTGTCTGAATCAACTATTGCGTTTTGTACTCTAGCATCTGCTCTAGCATCAGTATAAAATTTGTTTGTTCCTTCTGTTATATGATCGGTAGTTCCTGGAATAGTAAATTGTCCAGTACCTGGTGTATAACCTACTGAGCCTGCTGTTGCACTTATGTTAGCTCTAGCAGTAGTTATAATATGTGTATCATTTGCTGTAACCGTTATAACATTTGATGATCCATCATGTGTTAGGTCTATACCTGTGCCACCTGTTACTTGTTTCATGTAGTAAACATTATTTGCTAAACTTACTAGTGTAAAATCTCCACTTCCATCGCCAATACTGATTGAACTTACATTAGCTTGGACTAGAGGAACAATCGCATTTCCTTCTATTCCCTTAAATTGTACGCCATCATAAAAAATTGTACCGTTAACCATTAACTGGTCGTTAGTATGTTTGTTACCTAATGTTACCGCACCATCAACTGTTAATCTTTCTAATGGTCTAATACCTGTTTTGTATTCCCCGTCAAGAGAGCCGCCAGTTGGCTTATAAACTACGTTTGAGTAATTTGCAACATTGGCTTGGTTACCAATAAACACCGTGCTGTTACCAAAGTTTTGGAAATTGTATCTTGCAATACCGACTTCTAACGCCGCCAGTGCAGAGTTACCTAATGCTGTTGCTCTTGCACCAATAGTATCTGTGCCACTTGTGTCACTTACCACGTAAGTGTCTAGTGCAACTGAGGTTGGTTTATTAACACTGATATTACCGCCTGCAATAATTAATGATGGGCTATTTGTAAAATCTATGTTACCTGTGAAATGAGCCTGGGCTACATTACTAGTGTAAAATTGGTTAGCGCCTGCATCTGCATTTTTAATATGTACAACAGAACTTAAGAATCTTACTGCACCTGTTCCATTCTGTTCCGCTGTTGCTGATGGATTATATGTTGCACCAGGCATAAAGTCTACTTTACCTGTTATAAATAAGTTACCATGTCTTACCTGATTATCTGCAACACCTGGTGTTCCAGTAGTTTGTTCACTTTGGTGCAATACTGCATACGCTGATCCGTACTTTTGCGTTTGTAAAAATATGTTTGACAGTCCCGACTCTGCCATAGTAACAACATTTGCACTACTCTGTGTTGCAAAAAGTGAGACGTCTGTACTGTCTACAACCGTACCGTTTGCTAGTTTAACCCTAGGTAGTATACTACCATCTGTTTCTATTTTAAATGTTTTGTCAACTTTATTTGTATCTACATAACTTGTTACAGTTGCATCACCACTTATAACGTTGTTTTCTGCCGCGGCTATCGAAGCCACTAATGTATTTGCAACTGTTGTATTGTTGTTTAATGAATCTGTAATTTCTCGTAAAGTATCTAACTGTGCTGGAGCACCATCAAGTAAATCTGTTAATTCTGTTTGGACATATTCTGTTGTAGCAAGTTTAGTAGTATTGTCATTTGCTGTTGCAGTAATACCTGTCGCCGCCGCTCCAACACTAAATGTTGCTCCGGTGAAATCTGTTGTTCCAGTGTAAACATAATCTGCTGTTAATGTATCGTTTCTGTCAGTTGTAACAACATCGCCTGTTACGTCTATGGTTCCGCCTGATTCTGTTAAGTATGTACCTGGTGTAACATAGGTACTAATAGCACTATCAAAATCTGTAACTTGGTCAGATGTTATTGCTATTGCAACTGTGTTAGCATTTGTTAATTGTCCTTGTTGATTTACAACAAATGAAGTTACTTGACTTGCATTACCACCGTATGGATTTGCTGTAATTGATGTATCTGTAATATTAAATACACCTGTTGCTTCTGTATATGTTAATCCTGTTGTAGCACTAACGTTACTTCTTACTCTTGCTGTAAAGTCGTTAATCTGTGATGAAGGAATATCTATTAAGGCATCTGTTGCCGCTGTTAATCTACCTTGTGCATCTACAGTATATGTTGGTACAGTAGTTGCACTACCGTAACTTGCCGCTGTAACGGCTGTATCATCTAAACTAATTGTTGGTGTTACACTTTCGCCTGTAACTATATCTGATGTTAAACCAGTTCCGCCTGTAATTGTAGCAACATAGTTACCAGTTGTATCGTCACCTAATGCTACTGCATCTGATTGAACAGTTGTTGTGCCAATTGCAATAGTAACATCACTGCCACCATTAAATGCTATAGTACCTGTGCCTACTACATCACCACTTAATGTTGCTGTGATATTTCTTGGAATTTTTAATGTATCGGCTGTTAAGGCATTACCTAAAAATCTATTTGCTCTAACGGTATCATCTGTTCCTATTTGAACATTGCCTACGTTAATTGTAGACATAGTTGATACACCGCCTACTGCAAGTGTGCCTACTATGTTAGCATCTTCTGTGAATTCTGTATCTTGGGAAACTATTAATGTGTTGGAAGTTGCATTACCTTGATATGTAAGTCTTACGTTACTGCCAATGCTAGAGTTAATTTGTAGATATGCAGTATCAACATCACTGTCGCTATTAATAACATAGCCGTCTGCATCATTAACTGTTTGTGTATCAGCATGAAAAGAAACATTACCTTGTCCTGTAACTGTTCCGTGTACTAGTAGGTTTCCATATACTACTAAATTCTCATCTGGGTTAAAATTTGATTGTTTACTCATTAAATATGTTCCGCCAATTTTTTTAAATTTGCTTTAGTTGTATTTATCTAAATGGGAAATAAATCAAAAAAAAGCACCTCCCTAAGGAAGTGCTTTTTAATGTTTCTAGCTTATTCGCTAGTAGAAAAATTAATTTCTACTGGAACGCTACGTTTGATAACGTAATTGCATCAACGTAATCCGCCGCATTACCTAAAGAACTTGCTGTGTTAGTAAGTTCGATGTAACCATATCTTGTCATAAATGACACTACTGGTTCAAATGTAGCTGGGTCCATTACTGGGCCTGTGCTCATTAAAGGAATGTATGGGCAATAGAATGCAGGTGCATCAGTTTCGCTTGAACCTTTGTAACCAACAAGAACTTTAGTTCCGTCAGCCGCATAACTGTCAACAAAAACTTTAATAGAACCGTTTAGTGTTCCAGCAAGTTTTGTGTTAGTAGGAGCTTCAAAAGATCCTTCAGTTGTTCTAGCAAAAGTTGAAGTAGATGCTGATTGTAATATTGTAAGTGCTTCTGGTGAAACAACAATATAGTTACCAGCGCCACGTCTTGTTCTTGCCGCGATTCTGTTTGCCGCTCTGTTGATCTCAATAGCCAATACTGCGTGCCTGTCACCGACGTAAGTCTGTGTTCCAGTTACGGAGTTAAAGTCTAAAGTAGTTCCTGCACCAGCTAATGTTCTTAAAGAACCAATAATTTCTTGGTCAATTTCAACAACAATTTCTTGTGCTAGAGCCTGCATAATTTCTGCTTCAACATCTAGACCATGCATAGATTCGGCATCTTGAGCTGACTCAAATGTCCATCTTGCACTTAAACGTCTAGTTTTAGCTTCAACAGTTTGCTTTAAGATTTGAATTGATAATTTCTTACCAGCTGTTCCTTCTGAGGAAGCAGTTGCATCTGGGTTACCAGAATATGCATTCGCAATCTTAAATGGGCTTAATGCCTCATCACCAGGGTTCACGCCAGTTGCACTTTCGGCATAACGTGTTCTTAGTGTATGGATTTGGCCTACTGGGCCACTCATTGGTTGTACACCTACGAGTTCGTTAGCAATGACTGAAGGCATAACCCTTCTAATCAAAGGTAACATTACTTTGTTTAAAGTTGCAACGTTGCCAGCCTGAGTAGCACCACTTGTTGCTGATTCTTGTAAATACCTTTTAGTATTTTCGAGAACAACATCTAGTGAACTTTTTCGAGAACCGTTAAGTCCTTCTAAAAGTGCGTCCTTGGTTGCTGACCAGTTGCTTTCAAATAATTCTGCCATTGTTTTCTCCTAATTTGAAAGTCCGGCTAATTTACGAATATTCTCAATTTCGACAATATCCTGTTCATCTTCAGCTGAAGGCTGAACGTTTTTATCACCAGTGTGTTCTGATGTCACTGATTCATTTAATGGTTTTCTTGATTCTTTAGATAGTGATTCGCCGTCTAAAACACTCGGAAGGTATTTATTAAATTGCTTCTCTAGGTTTTCTGTTTTAACACTCTCTAAAAGATCGACCATAATTTCTTTCTTGCTTTTGGCTAAAGGTTTAAGCAATGAGTCCATAGTCTCTTTACGAGAATACTTGTCATTAGCTACATTCAATTTTGATTCAACTAACTTAGTTGCGTCTGCGTTAGCTTCTGCGGCTTTGTTTGCTTCTTCTAATTGCTCTTTAACTTCTGCTATTGTTTTTTCCAAATCTTTTACATCTGAGGTTTCATTCAAATAACTTGAACGATATTCATTTGCAAAGGATTCAAAGATTCTGCGACCGAAATCGTTTTCTCTTGCGGCTGTGATGTCATCACGGAACTGTTTAACATTCTCTGTTACGATAGTGTTTACAGTTGCCTCGACTTTGTCAGCGGCACGTTTGATAAAGTCTCTTTTGGCTTCTGAAAGTGCTCTTTTACCTGCAGTTACCATTTTAACTTTTTGTTCTACTAGTGCTTGTTTGTCTTCGTGGAATTCTTTAAGCTCTCCACTTAGTTGTTCAACAACAAAATCATCAAGTTTAGAAACATGTTCGCCCACTTGGGTTCTTTCATTTCTAAGTTCTTTAACTTCTTTTGCTAGTTGTTCTGCAACAAACTTCTCTAATTTCTTAGAATGTTCGCCAACAGCCTTTTTGTAAGCAACTCGTTCCTCAGCAACGGCTTGTTTATCTTGGGCAAGTTCAATCATTTCTGCTTCAACTCTTTCTTTGATAAATCCGTCAACTGCTTCAACAATAAGACCTTTGTCATGCTCATATCTTTGAGCAAACTCTTCTCTTAATTCTGCTGTAAGTTCCTCACGGGCTTCCGATAGACGACTTTCCCACGCCTCAACGATTGATGAACGAATTTCTTCATTCAAATCACTTGATTCGATTAAGTCTTCAAATTTTTCTGCCATAGTAGTCTCCTACCTCAATTTTAAATCATTAATAAAATTAATGATACTTTTATCTAGGTGCATTTGTGCACCAGGTTGTTTACCGTGTGTATAGTCTCTGGCGATATCATAAATCATGCTACCACCCTGCATATTAAACAAAGACTCATAAATGGTCTTTGGATAGGCGTCTGGGGCACTTGGTTGTGCAACAATATCGACGGTAACGATATCAAAATCAGACACACGACCTGATTCATTAACGTTTCCACTTCCTCTACTGCTGACACCTAACTTAGCGCCTGCTTTTAATAAAGCTCTTGCTATGTTCCCCATTGGTGTATCAATAACTTTTAACTTACCTAGTCCATCCGAACCATCACATTGCATTTCTGTAATGATATGGCTCACACGGTCTAAGTTGATTTGTAACTCTTCTGGATGATCTAACTCACCCATTACAGTTTCACCAGTTGTAAGTCTTTTTGTTACGTTTTCCACAGCACGTTTAATTTCATCTTTAGGATATACTCTTCCATTTTGATTTTTTACATCGCCTTGAATGAATAATCCAGCCATAAACAAGTCTTTGCCATCTTCTGATTCAAGTAATTGAATCTTGGATGCTTCTGGGCTCATGTATTCGTATAATTTACGCACTATTTCTTCCTTTACAAAAAGTTAGTTAAGCCTTTGCAGGTTTAACGTTTAAGTTATCAGGCGAATTGTTAGCTTTAACAGGTGCGCCTTTGTTTCCATCTCCACCATCAGTTGCTTTAACAGGGTTACCTGCGCCAGTTACTTTGGTTTCTTTTGGTTTCTTTGTGAATGGTGATTCGTTGTTATCTGCGTCTCCGCCTTTAGGGTCTGCAACTTTATCGGATAACTTAGTTGCTTCTTCAACAACTTCGTCTTCGTCTTTGTCTGCTTCGTCTAAATCATATTCAACTGCTTCTTCTTGTGGCTCTTCGTCGGACATCATATCCATTACTTCATCTTCCACTTCTTCAGCATCGTCACCTTCAGATCCTTCGTCATCGCCCATTAGTTTTTCAAATTCTGCTCTAAGGTCTTCTAGTTCTGATTCAAGTTCGTCGACTTTGTCTTCTAACTCTTCCTCTTCGCCTTCTTCCTCTGCATCCATACCAATTTCGTCTGATTCGATTTCGTCATCTGATGTCATTACATCTTGTACAAAATCCGCTTCAGGGTCTGCTATATCAATTTCTTCTTCAACTGCTTCTTCTTCAGTTTCCACAGTTTCTTCAACTGCTTCTTCATCTTCGTCTGCTGTTTCTTCTAGGTTTTTGTCTTCTACTTCATCAGTTTTTTCAACTTCTGATTCGTCTAAGATACGTTCGTATTCCTTACGAGCTGTTTCTACGACGTACTCGTGTAGTAGCTCTTCGGCTCGATCGTTATCTTCGGCTAGCAAAAATTCTAAAACTTGTTCTAGTTTACTGCGTTCTGACATTATGAGCTCCTATAATATTTATATTCATAACACCCAATAGATACTCCATTGGATATATTGCTGTAGTAGTACTTATATAGTATGTGTTAATCGGCGTTATAAGAGTGTTTTTTTGACTCAAAATGCCTTTGAAGTGTCTGATTTCTGTGGCTACAGTATCAGTATGGGTGTTTTATGTAATGTTATTTATCTAACTTGTTTGCTTTTATGTGCTTTATAACCTGTTGTCCATATTCAATATGACTTTCTATAGGTAGATGGTTTGACATCTCTGTGCCAGGACTGTTTTCCCAACTTCCATACACATTATCACATGTATGTAGTGTTTCTGATATGCCTGGATTAAGTATGTTTTCGTCAGGTATATCCCATTTAAATGGCTCTAAACTGTACTCTAACAAAGAGTTAGACATAGTCATACCTTCTGCCCACTCAAATGTATTAGGGCTAAAAACGAACTGTGTGTTGGTTTTAGTAAGCCTATCTAATCCGCTTTGCAGTATGTAATACTGCTTATGTCGTTCTATATCCGAGTCATAAAAATTTAAAAAGTGTTGCTTAAAAACAGTATGATTCTTTTCATTAAATACTTTACTTAAATGTGTAACTCTGTGATTGTTATTAAAAGACTTGTCTAAATCTTCATCAAAAATACTGCCTAGGCTATCTGCTATAAACGTTTTGTCTATATTATCCCATCCTTGTCGATGGTCATATCGTTGGAATTCTCCAATTGGTTTTGCTATAGCATCTACAATTTGATATTCATCGCTGGGTAATTTTAAGTCTACTCTAGTAGCCGTTGTAGCATTTATAATAACAAAGTCTGCTTTAAGTACATCTATTGCATAGTCTATTTGTAAACGTATACCAAAATTAGACATGCCTTCTATAGCCAAATTATGATACTCTGCATCAAAGTAATCTGCTATAAATTGCCCGAATTCAATGTTGGGATGGATTTTATCGCGACTGGACCATGAGCATCCGCATACCGCGAGTTTCAAGTTAGAAGCCGCCGGTATCTGCTTGGGCTGGTTTTGAATACATTACAGAAGCAAAATCTTCATGCTCTATGTTTTCTGCTTTTTTAAGTTCTCTGTATTTACGGAGTTTGTTTAATGCCGCGAGAGTAAGTCTACCTTTACGAGTATCATCAAAGTCCCTCATATCGGCTTTGTCGTTTTCTGGATTATAAAATTCGTTTAGTTTCATTATATGTCACTTGCTCCGGGTCCTAATTCTGGGCCACCTTGTGGTCCCATTGTTTGCACGTCTGGTGTATCAACGTCCATGGAAGGATCTGGTATATCCTCTACAGGAGCATCTAAATCAAAGTCCGAACTTGGCGGAGTTTGTATTCCAACATTCCTTAATCCTACGTTGTCTTGTTGTGGTATAGCACCATCACTATTGTATTTATTCTCTTGTTTCCAATAGAACTCGTTATCCTTCATTTCTTCTTCAGTTAATCCTAAGTATTTCTTAAGTTTAAACTGCTGTGATAGATAAGGTACTGCTTCTAAACTACCAAATAGTGTTGCACGTTGGGTATCTAAGTCTAATTCTCTGTAACTACTAAAGTTAGTAGGTGGTGTAAATTCTAAACTAAATGTACTGTTCTCAATGTCTATTCCTCTGTGTGCTAAGAATAGTTTAAACTCTCTATCTAGTTGTCTAATAAGTTGTTTTTGTAAACGTTCACAATATTTTGCAAACTGGAATTCTTGTATGTATGCAACTCCAACTTTGCCATCATTATGTTGTGCTGTTCCATCATCTGGTCCTGTGGGTAAGTAAGAACTTGGTACTCTCAATCCTCTTAATAGTTTATTATTAAAGTATTTTAAGTCGTCAATCTCACCTAAGTTATCACCGCCTGGTAATGTGTCAACTTTACTACCACGACCATCTGCCGTTTGAGCAAAGAAGTAATCTTCTAACATACTCATTGGATTGTATGCCGCATCTGCAACATTCTCACCTGCTTTGTTTTTGTTAGGAACACGTTTTTGTTGTACTTCGTATTTTACTCTTTCTAAGTACTGTTGTGCTTTATGAGGAGGCATGTTACCTACGTCAATAAAGAACACTCTTCTTTCAGGTGCTCTATGCACTCTGTAAATAATTATTGAATCTTCAAGTAATTCTTTTTGCTTGAAAACTTTAAAAACTGGTTCGAGGATACTAATACCAAAGGGCCAGTTATGATCCATACCTTCCGTTAAACTCATGTGTACAACATGACTAGCATCTACTGGGCTACCGTAGTTAGCACCTGTGTCGCCTGTATTAGTTTGATAGTTACCAGCACTTGCTCCAATGTTACCGCCTGATAACATTCCGCCGCCGGCTCCGTAAGGTCTTGCATGTATTCTAGCGGCACTAGTTGCCGTTAGTTCATCAAAGTTGGCTTCTAAGTTCTTAATGTAATAACATTCAATGTCTTTACCTTTACTTTCGTTTACAACAACTTTTTCTACGTTTGCAGGATCTGTCCAAAACAGTTTATACGTTTCTGGATCTCTAATAAAAAATTGGTCTCCATACTTTAAAGTACTTCTTACCATTTTAAATGCTCTACGTCTTAGGTCATTTAAGTTAGTCCACTGATCCAATGTTTTATCTAAAATTTTCATTTCAGTTTCACTTGGGTCTTCGTTAAACTTAAATACAAAAGGTAGTTTAGTGTAATCATCGTCCTGCGTACAGAACTCTGCTAAGATATCTAAAGCGGCATTAATTTCCAAATCATTATCCATTTGATCATACTGGATATACCTCATCAGTCTGTTAGGCGAGCCAGCATATACTTCTGGTAGCCAACTGGAATATCGTGAGTGAGTTGTAGCATAGCCATCTGTCTGAGTACCTGTTACATTAACTGGTAGTCCTGCATTGCCATTGCTGTTAAAATATTTACGCCAAGTTGCCATAGATTCCTCTTTATTATGTATGTATTTATCACTATTTAGGAATTAAGTCAACTTAAAACTGGTAACTAGATTTCTAAGCCTTCTATGTTACGGTTTTGTTTTTTGGATATTGCTAGTTGTTGTTGCTGAACTTCTAACTGTCTATGCATAAGTTCTGCCATTATGGTCATAGAATCCTTTTCATCTTCTGGATCTACAGGTCCTGTGCTGGCTTTTTTCATCTCTTTTGCAGTTGGTGTAATAGCATCGCCAAAGTCGTCATCATCTTGACCATACGATGCCGACATAAAGTTTTGTGCCGCTGTTACTGGAGTATTAGTTGTTCCGCCCATTGGCGCAAAAATGCCTGGGCCGGCGCCACCATCCATTGGTGCTTGTCCCATCGAACCACCTACAGTAGTACCTACTATTGCCGGAGTTGATGGTTTTGCTGACGCTTGTGCAACTGCTCCATCGCTTATGCCACCTAGTCCTAAGGCACCCATTGCCTTAATAGCCGCCATCTTAACTAATGAGCCTGCTGATATAGTGTCCATTGCTTTTGCTAATTTTTCAAACTCTGGTGCCGCTCCACTCATTGAATAAGATAAATCAAATAGTGTATCACTTAATGTTGATAATGCATCTGCTGTTAAGTGAATTGCATCAAGATTAAGACTTTCAAATCCTTCTACAAAGGTTTTTAGTTTGTCTATAGGACTGTCTGCACCAAAGAAACTGCCTATACCGTCCATCATACTTGACTTTAATGAACCGCCGCTCATAGCCGCCATGCCTTCTGCTATTGCTTTCATGCCAATGCCTGCCATAGCAAGGTTGGCAAAGTTTACATTATTAAATGCTTGTAATGATTCGCCCATATACTTGAGAGCTGGTGCCGCCATTGCACCAATTAATATTAGTGGTAATAGAGGTGCCATTAATGCCATTGCACCCGCTAGTGCTACCATTCCGCCTGCTGTACTTAACATGCCTTTGCCATCAATTGATGACATAGTGTCCATTGCTTCTACAAAACTTGGTAAAGCCGAGCTTACTATTTTAAGTCCTAGACCTAAAGGAATAAGTGCTATACCTAATGCCGCCATTGCCACAGAGCCCAGTAATATAAATGGCATCGCTAATCCAAAGCCTATCGCCGCTAAACCTAATGCAGTCATACCTGACGCCATAGTACCTATTGTGGCCATACCAACGCCATCCATTATTTTCATTGCTATTGCAAATGGTATAATTGCGGCACCTAATGCCGCGATACCAACTGCACCCATTAACATTAATGGTAGGAATGAGCCTATTGCCGCACCTGCTATACCCAATACAGTTAAGCCGCCGGCTAATACAAATAGTGTACCTGCGCCAACATCGTTCATTAATCTAAGTCCAAATGCTAGTGGAACAACTGAAAGTCCTAATAGGGCAATTGCCGCCGCACCTTTCATCATTGCTGTTGAGCCTTTGCCTAGTAATTTAGTTAATAGTACTAATCCAGTTAATGCTATTGTGCCTTTTATAATAGAAGTAAAGTCTACTTCGTTAAATTGTTTTAAACCTATTGCCGTTAATGCTATTGCACCACCTAGTAAGGCTAAACTTGCCGCTCCTTTAATAACTTTGTTGTTTCCAAATTTGGCAACACCGTCTGCTATAGTTTTTAAGAAGCCACCACTTTTACCGCCACCGGTTAATTTTTTACCAATATCTTTTGTTACTTTAGAACCCTTGTTTTCTACATCTTTTAGAACGCCTGCCGCGCCGTCGGCGCCTCCGCCAAATTTTCCAGCAATGCCTGCCTTCAATCTGCCAGCCACTCCGGCTATTTTTCCATCTACGGGCATCACTTTGTTTTTTAACTTACCTGCCGCTTCTTGTATTCTTCCCATTTTAGAACTGGCAAAGTCCTTATTGGCTGTAAATCTCATATCACGCATGCCGCCTTTGGTCAGTTGGGAAGGATCGCCTTTAAACATTTTACCTAACCAGCCTTTGGTTCTTTCTGCCAAAGAGCCTGCCGTTTTGCCTGCTCCTGCAAATAACCCATCCATAAATGAAGTCATTTTTGGTAAAAGGACACTTGCAAATATTGATTTTGCATATCCAACGGCAAATATAGCCAATATAAATGTTGGTATTGCATACAGCAATGACTTAACAATGCCTTTGAGTGCTTTGCCAAGCATAGCACTTATTAGTCCGCCAAAATCCATACCGTCTGCATTTATGTATTTTGCAAAAAATTCTGCAACATCTTTAAATACGTTTACCATGCCTTGGACAACACTTTTAACTATTGGAACAAATTTTTCAATTGTTTTGCTCATGTCCATTGCTTTACTGCCTACTGAGTCTGTAGTAAAACCGAATATTTCTAAAATATCATTCATACCATCTGATAATGCTTTAGTAATTTCTGGGTTACTGAATAAACTGTAGAACATATTACTGAATCCGCCTTTGGCTTGATTCAATACTTTATTAAATTCGTTTGTGCCTTTTTGAACTGTGTCCATATCAAATGCTGTACCTAACTGCTTGTTAAGTTCTTTCATCTTATCTTCACTTTGTTCAAATTGCGTTATGGCATTTGCTAATGCCTGTGCGTTTTGGTCACCAATTGCCGCTAATGATTTAACCCTTGCTTTTTCGCCTTGACTTAAATTGCCCAAGCTCATTGTTAAATCTCCAACCATGTCTTGTGCTTGTGACTGACTAAGTGTTCCGTTTTGTACCGCACTAATGTATTCGTTCATTGGTCCTGCTAAACTTGGTAGTGCTGTGATATAGCCTACTGCTTCATCACTAAGTCCTATAGCACCGGCTGATGCCGCTTCAGTAAATGCCTGTGCAATTCCTTCACCTGCTTGTCCGCCTAAACCAGCCATACCACTTGCAAATACTTCTATACCGCCCATCACATCATTTCTAATGCTATCGTTCATACCTAATAATGTTGAATTCAGTAGTCCGTTATTTCTAGTTAGAGAGTCAACAAACGCCTCTAAATGTTCTGAACTAATACCAAGTGCCATACTGTATGTACGTTGACTTTTAATTGTGGTTTGTATAGTTCTGTTTAATGCACCTTGTCCAACGTTTTGTAAGTTCATTGAATTCTGTCTTCTGCTCAATGCATCTCCAAACTTGTCCATACTGTCTTCGAAGCTCATGCCTAATTCTTCTGACACGTCTGATGCAAACTTCATTGAGTCTGTAAATCTGCCAAAGCCTTGTGTAGCAACTACACTTGAACTATTTTTTATTAAGTCTGCCGCCGCACCAAAACTTCCTGTAAGTCCTGCCAATCCGGCAATACCGGCTGTAGCATTTTGGGCCACTCCAGCAAAGGTGCCATTCATTCCAACACCAACATCACTTAGTTGGTTTAAAGTATCGCCTGCCCCTAATAATGCATGACTAACATACGTTAATCCGCCTATTAAGGAAGTTGCAATGGCTAAACCACCAGCAACTGCCTTTTCGCCCATATATAATAATGAACGTCCAACTTGTTCGCCAGTTTCTTCAAAGTCATCTATAATTTTATCAAAGTTTGATTTGTTCTTGTCTGCTTTAAACTTTTTCATCTCATCAGACAGGCTATCCAATGATGCTTTATGTTCTTGGTCTAACTTATACTGCTTGTCATCTCGTTTTTCTTGCTCTTTATTAGCAGATTTAGTTTCTTTGGCTTCTTTCTGTGCTAGTGTTAAAAGTTTTTTTGCATCTGTAGTGGCTTTTTCTTGTGCCGCTGTAGTACCACCTGTAGTTTTAACAAGTTTACCAATCTCTTTAAGTACATCTTGTTGGGTAGTTTCTAATGCCCATTCGGGTACTGTAATAGTACTGCCGTCTGCTAGGTTTAAAGTAATTTGTGCCATACTGATATTTATCACTATTCATTAAAACTGTATATAATGAGTCTGATAGGTTACTAATAATTATAACTAGTGTTAATGAATAGTAATAAATACTGTTTTAATTCATATAATAATCAGGAGATTAAATGACAGAGCAAATACAAAATCCATTAAGTGCTTATTTTAGAGCACCTAAACTATGGACAAATATTCCATCTAGTGGAAAGTTCTATGATGCTGATGTAATAACTATACCTGAGAGCGGTGAATTTGCAATTTATCCAATGACTACAAAGGATGAGTTAGTACTTAAGAATCCAGATGCTTTACTTAACGGTGAAGCCGTTGCTACTTTAATTAAAAGTTGTGTACCAGAAGTTAAACAACCTAAAAAATTGTTTAGTGCTGATGTTGATGCACTACTAATTGCTATTAGAGGAGCAAGTGGAGGAGACTTAGTTGAAGTTAATGCTGAGTGTCCAGAATGTAAAACAATTACTAATGTAAACATAAGTGTTGAAGAAAGTCTTTCATCCATGGAACAAATAGAGAATGAATACGATATCGATATTTCAAATGGTTTAAGAATTACAGCACTACCTTTTAGTTATGCTAACACTATTAAAGCCGGTGTAGCCAGTTTTCAAAGTACAAGAAGTATGCAAAGTATTTCAGAAATGTCAAACGACATGGATAGATTAAGTGCATTTAACGAAAGTTTTGTTAAACTTGCAGATTTAAACTTTGAGCTTTTAATTGATAGCATCAAAAATATCTATTACACAGATGCAGAAGGCAAGCAAATTCAAATTAGCGATAAAGGTATTATCAGAGAGTTTTTAGAAAACACAGATAACGGTACTGGTAAAGAAATTGAAGAATTTATCAATACTGTAAATGCAAAGGGTGTAAAAAACGAAGTAGCAGTAGAGTGTGAGAATGAAGAATGTAAAAATTCATATACTGCACCTATTAACTTCGATCCTGTAAATTTTTTCACGGGTTCCTAGGCACAGCCGAACCTGAAGCGATTTCAAGGTTCCTAGGCGGACTCGATAGAGACCAAAAACTTATTCTGAAGCAGGTTGCAGAACTCACTATCTATAGTGAAGGTGCCGTTTCATATTCTGAAGCGTGGCAATTGTCGCCTATTGAGCGTGAGTATCTTATTAAAACATTAAACAAATTTAACAAAATTAAGAGTGGTGATAAGAGTGTGGATCAAGAAGAACTTGGTGAATAAGTCATAAAAAAACTAGCACGTCTGCTAGTTCTTTTTTTAACAACTCTTTTTCTCATATTATATCTTTCATTGTATGATAGTCTTGCTTATCTCAGGCGTCCCATTGCATCAGCCAATCACTATCGGGATTGTTAAAAAGTTAAATTAAATCCAAGTTCTAAACTATTTAAGTTTTCTGTATTAAAGTTTCCTTTAATATAGAATGCTTTCCAGTTGTGCTGTAAACTAATTTTACCAACTGTCATTTCTTCTTTGAAATCGTATTTCAATATATCTGCAAACTTAATAGTGCTTTTGCTTATTGATTGATAATGGTCAACTCCAGCAGTAAACAGCGTGTAGCCTAGTGTAGATTTCATGTGGTAGTTTATATCAGCAAACACCTTAGCATCGTTTGTAGTGAAGCCATCGACGCTTACATTGTAATCACTGAACTGTTCTGTAAAGCCTTTTACGTCTGTGGTGCTTATCTCAAATCCTACACTTGTAAACATATTCTTTTTAATAGGTGCCAAGTATTCAACAAACTGGCTCATAGTAGTATATTCTAAATCTGCATTACCAGTACCAAACCACATAGTTTTATTCTGTGCTTGTAGTTTATTTTCAATGTATGTAAAACCTGTATGCCATCTATCTTTCTGATGGTCTACTGTAAATGCCGTTGCATTGTTTGAACCTTCTGCTTTTTGTATCATAAAGCCTAAGCCATTATCAAAGTCTTTATTAAAGCCTAGTATGTTACTACCTTCTTTGACATTTGCAAATACTGATGTGCCACGTGACTGACGTCTAATGTCATCAAATAACAGTTTAGTTTCAAATACAGTTGTAGCATATCCTTGTGGCTTAGTTGCAATATCATTTACCATTTCGCTCATGCTAGGTGGATCTAATACTTGGAAAAATGTAAGTGTTTCTGTGTCAGCACCGTTTGTTGTTTTTGTACCACCTATGAAGTCGTACCAAAATTTTCCATCAAGTTCTACAGCAAACATTTTGTCTCTATCATTAAACTGTGGGAAGTCGTCATACAAAGTAAATGTGCCATCGCCATTATTAATTAATGCGTATGTACCTCTTACTTGGTCAACAATATCCATATCGCCATCGTGGTCAAAGTCTACAAGTGCTAGATTACCATCGCCATTCCAGTAACCATTGTTTAATCCATTTGCATACGTTGTATTAGGATTAGCAGTTGAACTTACGTCTGACCAAGTTGTGCCATCTACGTTTTTAAAAAACTGTACATACCTACCGTCATAATAAGGATCATGTTTTGTACTTGCTAACACAATATCAATAAAACCGTCACCATCAAAATCAAATGCCTGCATATCATTTGCAAGTCCATTTGCTCCAAAGTAGTTTGCCGGGAGAGCAACAATTCTGTTTCTCCAATCATTAGTACCATCATTGTAAAATACTGCTCCGGCACTATTAACAACATCATTTGCTATAGTGTGTTCTCCGGGTTTCTGCCAACCAACAGCAACATCACCGAATCCGTCATTATCAAAGTCGGCAATAACAGCCGTAGTAGCAAAGTTGGAATCATATGGAGAACCCACATCTGGAAAGTTTCTGTTTACAGTAAAATTACCAGCACCATCGTTTAATAACATAGCCCATGGAAGATAACCATACTGCCATTCGCTTTCATCAGAACTTTTATCCCATATAGGCAAGAAAATATCTGTAGTGCCATTACCGTCAGCATCTCCACTGGCGGCATCATGTGCCCAACACCCATCATAACATGATGCAAATAAATCATCTGCAAAGCCAGTTTGGTTATGTAGTTTTCCGTTATTGCTTAATAGGAACGTTTGGTTCTGAAATATATCGTCCATACCATCACCATTAAAATCATCTACAAGTATACCTGTATGTGATTCGTTGTTTGCACAACCGGTGCCCATAAAACATGGAGTGCCATCTGCAAACACAGACTGGTCCATTGTAAAATGTCCTTCACCATCATTAATCCATGCAAACACATTACTTTCAGGAAGGAAGCCGTCATTAACATGGTCACCTGCCCAATGGAACATATAATAGTCCATGTGACCGTCACCATTGATATCGCTTTCAAGTACATTGTAACTCTGAATAAAGTTTGTAGCACTTGTGCCTTCAATGCCGCCACCAGTTCTATTAGTAGTACCAGTAATGGTAGTGTTAAAAAAGCCATAGTCTTCAATATAAAACTTGTCTGTTTTAGCAGGTAAGCCAGTAGTAGTGTAATTAGTCATGTTGTAGGCTACTGTTACTTCACCATTACTACCAGTATAAGTATCTACCCAACTGTCAAATGCTACACGTTGGTCGGTGGGGGTAGAAGTTTGCGGCGCGACAGCGACGACCGGCGCAACGCCAGAAGAACCACCGCCACTAGCACATGCGCCTAAGCCCAATGATGCTATTATAATACATAAATTAAACAATTTCATGATGCTCCTTGATATATAATGAATGCCAATAAAACTATAATAGTAATATCTGCTAAGTTCTTAAGAATATGCTTTAACATGTTTACAGTTCCCCCTGTAAGTGTAACCAGGACAACTGCAAGTGCCTTTGTCTGTGTCTACAGTATACTCATTACCTTTTGAACCTTTCACAATAATCACTTTAGGATCGTTATGAACTTCTGGGTATGCTCCAATTTTTGTAAACTTACGTCTACTTTTAGAGAACTGTTTAAGCGGATTCTTGAACTGTTTTAATGGAGTTTCTGAATTGGGTTGATACGCAACCAATTGTCCAGCACCGTTAATATGATATATGCCATTGCCGACAGTATAATTGCCCCAGTCAGTAGTTTCTTGTAATATATCTATCATCCCCAATCCTTAAAGTTACCATCAGCCTCGTTCTCATCAAAGCCTAGGTTATATGAATCTATTTGTGTTAATGTCATATCAGCTTGTTCTACTCTGTCACCATTGTAAGTGCCCAATGGGTAGTAATGAGGATTTTTGGTTCTGCCATAATAACTGTCAGCAGTACCTCGGTCATAAGCACCACCGTGCGTGTAAATGTCTCGTTTTATATTAGTGTTATTCATGTTATGCAGTCTCTAGTGTAGTTTCAGCAAAGTTCTTAACCTGTACTGTAATATCCTGGAAACCCATTCCAGCAACCATATGGAAAGTACCGTTGTCAGTATCTTCTACAATGTCACCCACGCTCAATGAACGCATGTTTCTAACTGAGTAAGTAGTACCATTCTTTGTCATACCTGACTTCATAGTGTAACCACTAACGTGTGCATCATGCACTAAATCTTCGCCAGTGTCTTCATCATAGTATCTACCATTTAGAACTGCAAATACATCTTCTAAATTAAGTACTGCCCATCTTTCGCCATCACTTTGCAGTCCAGCATCTTTAATAACTGCACACACTTGGGTATAAAACCCAAAGTCTGCATTGTTAAACTCCAAGTCATTACCATGATTTAATCTCATGTATGCTTCGTATATTGGGTATTTGTGCGATGCACCTGTATGACCGTGGTCATTTGAATTAACAAAGTCAGTTACTTCGTCTGCTAGTCTTATTTGGTATATCTTGTACATAATGTCTCCTACAACTTTTTACTTAATATAGAACTATTATACGACTAATTGGGGTGGAAGTCAACCTTTTTTTCCAGAAATATTGGCATTTTTTGTTAAATATGAGCATGAGTAAGTATACAGCAATCGTGGACATATTAAGGGCAAATGCACGTTCATTAACCCTGGATGAGGGTCAATTACAGCAGAAACTCACTAAGTTACAGTATGTAGCACCGCCATTACCACAAGCATTTTGTGAAGAATTCGACCTAAAAAAGGATGATGGCGTGGGAATAGAATGGGTAGAGCCTGGTACAGAATTAGCACTACACACAGACACCGCTTATGGGCGTAGAAGCAATCTTCTAATCAATGTGGGTAATAACGTTGCTGTGATAAAACACAGCAATAACGACGTCTTAGAGACTGTGAACATACAACCAGATGAATACTTTTTATTAGATACCAGTAAACCACATGGATGTAATAATACTAGCGAACTTGCTATGAAGTTTTTAACCATTAATTGGAATAAAACATATAGTCAATTAGTAAACTCTAAAATATTTTAAAACACTTTATAGACACTTCGTGTCTTACCTTACTGCTTTCATTCATATCATTTCATGATATTCATTCTATTGTAAGATAGTTTTTTTATAACTTTAATATTTTTAATATTAAAGAAGTTATCAAGTATGTTGAGTCATAATTCTCCTTAAGCAAGGAGAATCAATCAAATGTCATCAAGTGATGCATCATCATCTTTAACGTGGGTGCTATCAGGAACCGGTGAGCTTTTTGTCCCCATACACTACCATCTCGAATCTCACGGAAACTGACTATAACTTGTAAAGTTCATTATACTCAATTCGAGTGTTGCTTTTTCTCAGAGCACTCATTCTTTCAATACTGTGTCGTGTTTGTATCTTGCCGACAGCAACTCAGTTCTAGCGTACTAAGTTATTACTTAATAAACCTCAAGAGCATCGAATTTATCCTCGACGGGGCGGTGCTGTGCCTATGTGTTTCTGTGTTAGTTTGACTGGGTGTCTATTGTGTGCCGTTACTTGTTGTATCAGCAAATAGTTATCTGTTCTTGAGACTTTCCTTAAGTATTTCTGAACCACCTATGCGACAGTTAATAATTCCGTTGTAATAGTCATCGGAAAGTAATACTTTGTGTTTGAATTGTAGCTCTGCTTCTACATAACTCATTACACCTCTACTCTCGCAATAGTGTAAAATTTCTCTAGTAAATGCATCTTCGCCTAGGGTTAATACATCAGCATTCAAGTGATCCGATGAACCCCAATATGTTAGCCAGTCGGATTCTTTGTGACCACGCCTTTTGTTCTTTCTGCCTTTTAGTGGAGGCTTAGTAGTTTTAAACTTTGCTAGTTTTTTACCAATGTACTTTTTGCCATTGGTGGTGTTGGTAATTAAATACACAAAACCTTCATACTGTTCTGGTATGCTTTCTACTAATTTACCTTTGTAGGTCCAATCACACATTTGTTAATCTCGTTACTAATACTTGTGTGTTACTTATTTTCTCTAATTTTAGTTTGTACATATTTACGAACTCGTCTACTGCTTGTACTACACCGGGCCAGCCGGGATCATAATCATCGAACACAATTATACCATCTTCTTTTAAATGTTTTAATGAAATCTTTGCTTCGGTTAATGTAGGCATATATCTGTGTGTACCGTCAATGTATATCATGTCATACATTATACCTAATCGTTTGATTACAGCATTTCCATACTCGTTATAGAAAACAACATTGTTATAATTTTCTAATCGAGTTTTAGCATAATTATCTATACCTTGCTGTGGGTCTATGCCTGCTGAGTGTATAACACTATCAGGATGTAGACATAAATTCTCACTCATCCAAACTGTGCCTGAACCTATGCCTGTGCCTAATTCGAATATAGTTATTGGCTTATTTGGGTCTATGTGTTTATTTAAAAGTTGTTTACTCCACACATCACCGTTGTTTGCCAATTCAAAATATTCATATTCTTTTAATAATTGGTCTAATGGTTTATTACTTTTTTGTGTAAAGTTAGTGGATTGCCATTTTTCAACTTCGTTGATGACCTCAACAGGTACTTTCTTATTGCTCATGTCTTAATTTGGAATCTATAAACATCACTCTCCGGATCTAGTATTTCAATATCGTTTGAGTATGATGTGAATCCGCCCTCTTTAACAACATACAACACATTGTTTACTCTGCCTTGTAGTTCTTCTTTATGAGAAATAAGGAATACATTTTTGTTGGCTTCCCTTCCCATCTTTTTAAGAACTGCTAATGCATTTTCAACACCAGTAGTATCCATGCCACTATCTACTAGTTCATCGATACACATCAAGTTCATAGGCTGGTTGAGACTTTCGTAAATGTCTCTAAACGCCCAACTCATACCTAGTATAAGTCTGTTACGTTCACCTCTACTTAGATTATCAAAGTCTAAGTCTCTGCCGTACTCTGTAATTTCTACACTAAGGTCACTACTAAATTTAACATCATGCGGTAAGCCAAGTTTATCTAAGTAATGTCCTAGTCTGTAATTTAAGTATTGTAAGTTTTGGTCAATAATTTTCTTTCTAATAAAACTATCTTTGTTGGTCAATAGTTTGTGTAAGAATTCTTGGTGCTCTTTTAAGTAAGTTAGCTCGTTCATTGAATCGTAACTAATTTCTTCCAGTCCACTTTCTTTAAGACTAGCAACTTGTTCTGTGTATGGATTTTGTTCTTTAATCTTTTCTTCGATTTGTTCTTTTAGAGTAGCCACATTATGCATGTGTCCTAGTGCATCTTCCATGTTAGTGTAAAATGTAATAGGAGTCTCAGGCAAGTCACCTAACTCTTTCAATTGGGTTTCACAATCAAAAACTTTTGTATCTAATTCCAGTTTGTAAACTTCTTCTTCTTTAATTTTATCGTAAAGTTCTTGAGTGTATTCTTCATGTGTTTCTAGGTGTGCAGTATCTTGCCCACAACTAGGACAAGTACCTTCTTTTGCTAGTGCAATATTATTTGCAAATGTTTCTAAATTTTTCTCATTTCGTTTTAGACTTGTCTGTAATGTTTTAAGTTCGCTATCAAGCCCTTGTATCTTTGTGTACTTTTGATTAATGTCTTGTATCTGTCTATGGTTTTCTAGTTCCATAGTTATGTTTGTTTCTTGTAATGCATCTAGGCTAGTTTGTAAACTATTTACTTTGTCGCCATGTTGCGTTACCCAAGCCTTGCCTCGGTTTTCAATGTCAACAATATTCTTGCCAACACGTTCGTTTGCATTCGTTACTGCTTTTATTCTAGACTCTTCGTCCTTTATTCTGTCTCTTGTTTCTTTTAATCTGTCTTTAAGTACATCTGCTTTTAAACTTATTTCTGTTATACCTAACAACTGCTCAATCATATCTCGTTGGTCATTTGCTTTCATACCTAAGAAAGGTTCAGTATAAGTGTTGAGTGCAATTAAATGTTTGAACATTAAATGTGGGAAGCCAATTATACGTTCTATGTCTTTTTGTGTTTCACGCATGTCACCTTGCTGTTCATTGTCAGCGGCTTCTGTTCCATCAATAAAGAACCTAAGTATGTTAGGACGTCTTCCTCGTTCAATTCTATATTCTGTACCATTGATTTCAAAGTCAACAGTAGTAATCATTCCTTTGCCGTTTGTTTTGTTTATTAAATTATCTTTACGAATGTTTGTAAGTGCTTCGCCATATAATGCAAAACTTAATGCATTAATGATAGTAGTCTTACCTGTACCATTTCTACTACCATCTCCACCCAAGTCTAAGTTGTGCCCTAGTACAAGTGTTAGCGAGTCAGTATCAAATTGAACTGCTTGTAGGTTGTTACCCACACTCATAAAATTCTTTGCTGTTACGTTTTTAATCTTTAACATTAAACAATAATATCCCGATATAGTTCTATAAGTTTTGCTTTGTCTACTAATTGACTTTCGATAGTTTCAAGTTGACTAATAACAATTTGGTCTACACTTTCAAATGTAATCTCTGTTCCTTCAAATGCTTCTTCCTCTTCTTTAACAGGAATAAGTTGCAGTTCTCGAACATTGAATTGTTTTGCAAATGTTTCTCTAATAAAGTTTGCTTCTTCATAACTTATAGGAACATCTAGTTTAATCCTTGCATGTGTATGTTCATCCAAATACTTTTCAGGTTTAGTAAGCAATTCTCGTAATCCCATCATTATATATTTGGGACAGTCGGGCCAATCAACGTACACAGGTTCTTCGCCCCAAGTAAGGAACATAGCACCACGTTCATTGTCGCCAGCGTCAGCATAGTTATGTGGAAATGCATTACCAATATAATGTATATTGCCTTTGTATTGTCTAGCATGGAAATGTCCACTAAACACATACTCGGGATTACTAATGTCTGATGCTTTGATTCCACCATGGTCAGGCATCTCTACCATTGCATTCATTTTAAAGTATGGAAGTTCAAAGTGCCCAAACATATATTTGCAATCTACTTTGTTTAACAGTTTATGCTCGTCACCTACTAGCCATGGTATAATTGCAACACCATCTTTAAGAAAATGCTCGTCTACCATTACAAAGTTTTCTAAGTCTCTAGCAAATTCAATACTGTTAAGGTCACGTTTTTCTCTATAATATAAATCGTGATTACCAGTAATAAAATATACTGTTTCAAAGTTATCGTTTAGTTTCTTTAAATCTCTGATAGTTGCATTCATAGTTGCAATGTTTATACTTGCTCTATGATGATGCCAGTCACCTAAGAAAACACAAGTCTCACAATCGCGAGCCTTGGCTTCTGCAATAAACCAGTCAACATAATCGTGACAGTCTTTAAGGTGTTGTCTACTATTTTGTTTTAAGCCGTAATGTATATCAGTAAAACATGCGGCCCTTTCAAAAAGGTTTGCCATGTATAGTTTTACTCTTTTGCGGTTTCTACTTCAGTTTCAGCCTGAGCTCTCATTT